AGGGTGAGCACCATTGCCGCGCCGCCCAGCAAGAGGACCGAACCGGCGTCGTCGGCGGTCAGCGAACGGTCCGCTTCCACGCGGGTGTAACCCGTCATGCTGCCTTGTGCGCGGCGGACAAACTCGGTGGTTGCAATGCGCGGCCCGCTGTTGAATTGCTCGGGCGTTGGCGCGACGTTGCCAAAGTAATTCTTGAACGCTTCCACATGGCGCAGTTGTGCCGAACCATTGACACAGACCCAGTTGCCCAGACCATCGCTTTCCACGGTCAGCGATTCGCCAGCATTGACGTCGATGCTTTGGATGGCTACAGCGCTAGCATACAGCAGGTCGCCCTGGACGACATTGACCTTCATGCCAGGACTGACGCTGACAACGCAGAAGAATTCGATGCGCGTGCCGCGTTTGCATTGCCTGGAGCCGGGTAGCGTGAATTCCGCCAGGCCAAGGCCCGATACGCCATTGTTGATGAAGCTCGCGCCGGCATCGTCTTTCGACAAGGGATACTTGCCGGCACCGACCACGACCATTTTGGACGCCTGCATGCCTATCCGATTGGCGTACTCGGTGGTGGCGATCTTTGTGCTGCTGTCGAATTGGGGCTGCGTCGGGGCCGTGTTGTTGAAGTAGTCGGCAAAATCGACGTTGCGCCACATTTCGGCCGTCGCGTCGATGACTTGCCAGACTTGGCCGGCCGTCGCCATCAAGGTGAGGAACTGGCCCTGTTTGATGACAATATTCTTCACGTCGCTGACGTCATAGGCAATGACCACGCCAGCAGCGGACGCAATCGTGCCGGCGGCCTGGTTCCGTCCGAAGAGCTTGAAGTACTTGCCCGAATTGGCGGGAATACCCAGCGCGTCCGGGCTGGGGATGGTGAGCGTCAGGCCAGGGGCGGTGAAGTACAGGGCGGCGCCCATATCGTCCGCCGTCAAGGTGCGACTCGCGCCCACGCCAACGAATTTGACCATGCTGCCCTGTGCCTGCTGGACAAACTCCGCATTGACCAGCTTCTTCGAGGCGTCGAATTTCCTGAGCGTCGCCACCTCTTTCATGCTGTATTGCGGGTGCGGATCGGCGGCGGCCAGGTGCTTGGCCAGTTGCGCGTCGCTGTAGGCGCGCACGGTAATGTCCTGGTCATCCACATACTTGCGCGTGGCCAGGATGACGGACGGGTCGATTTTCAGCTCGATGGCGGCCGTGCTGGCGACGATCAGGACGATGCGCACCACTTGCGTGCGCCCGCTACCCTCGGCCATAAGGGGCTTGTAGCTCGGCGGGCAGTTGGCCACCGCGCACAGGTCGCCCGCCTCGTCGAAGATGCCGATTTCGCGTATCCACCAGCCGCCCACGTCCTCGGGCAAGACTTGCTCGACGATGATCTGGCTGGTGTTGGCCGGGTCGATGCTCAACTGGTTCAGGCCGGCGCGGCGCACCTCGTGCACCAGCGCCTTCTGCGTGCGCACGGGCATGGGCAGATTGCCGTTGCCGTCGCCCACGGCCAGGTTCTTCAGTTTCAGGGTTTGGCCCAGGGCGATGGCGTTGGCCAGCTTGGCCTCGCCCACCTGCGTCAGGATGGCAAAGTATGTGCTCATGGATAGATGGTAAGAGTGTCGATGGTATGGGATGCGCCGCTTTGTAACAGCGTGCCGCGCACTTCGATGGTTTCCGCGATCCAGGGATACACGGTCATGCTGTCGCCGTGGTAGGCGCAAGCGCCCGCGTAGACGTTGCCGCGACTTTCCAGATAAATGGCCAGGCCCGTCATGTGGCGGCTGACGGGCTTGGCGTCGGCAATCAGGCGCTCCATTTCCTGAAACATGGCGTCCGTGATGCCCGTGTCCAGCACGCCCACGTCGAGGCGAAAGGTGCCCGGCACGCCTGGTGGCGTGGTCTGCCACCATTCGGTAATGCGGATCAGGTAGCCCAGGGACTCGACCACGCGGCGCACGGCGGCAATCGTGCCCTTGTGCTTGTGGATGAAATAGGACGCCTTGATCGTGCCGCGCTTGGTTGACTCGGGCCAGGCATCGTCCCAGCGGTCGACGGAACAGGCCCAGGCTAGAAACGGCAGCAGATTGACGGGGCAGCGGTCGGCATTCCACAGGTCGCGCAGCGGCACGGGCACGTTGACCAGCTCGGCGCAGGCCACGGCAATGGCGCGCTCGAGCGCCGTGGTGTTGGGCGGCAGGGTGGCCACGAGCTTATTCATCGCGCACCACGACATTCAACTTGATAGCCGTGCAGCGCGCGGCCTGGGTGGCGTTCAGTTCGATGTCCGCCGCCGGGCTGGTCAAGACGACCTTGCGCACGCCTTCGACGTGCACGGCGGCGCTGCAGGCGGACCGATAGATGCTGTGGCCCAGCGGGCGGCGCGGCTGCGACACGCGCACGGCGTTGGCGCGCGCGGCGTCCAGCAGAATCGGCACTTCGGGCCCGACGCCAATAAATAGGGTGGCCTCGATCTGGTAATCGATGACCTGGGCGGCTTGTACGGTGAGGCGGTCGCCCAGGGGGCGCACGTCCTCGGCGTTGAGCGCGCGCGCCACGGTCCCCAAGAGTTCGGCGTCAGCGATGCCGGTGTCGTTGTTGGCCAGTACCGTGACGGTGACGCTGGCCGGCGCGGGGCTGGTAGCGCTCGCGTCCTTGACGCGCCCATCGCTGCTGCGGGCGTGGAATTCATAGGACGCCTTCGGGCCGGCCACGGACAGGCCATCCGGCGCTTCCTGGATGCGCAGGCGATAGGCGTCGTTGTCTTCCATGACGGCGGCCACGGGCGGCAGGGCACTGGGATTGGCCGGCGTGATGACCAGGCGCGCCACGTTGACGTTGGCGCCCAGTTGATCGAGGTCGCCATCGAGCGCAAACGCCAGCATAACGGCCTTGCCCGCTTCGTTGACGCGGTTGCGCAAGATGGTTTCCTGATACGCGTTCTCTTCCAGCAGCTTGGTGGCCGGTTCCGATTCCAGGGCCAAGAGGGCCGTGACGGCCGCGCGCTCGGCTTCCGGCAGCAGGCTGACCAGGTGGGCTTTGCGTGTGGCGAGGATGGTTTCGAAGTCCAGCACCTCGACCACGCTGGGCGCCGGCAATTGGGTCAGGTCGATGGGCGTGCTCATACGGCGTCCCCTTGCTTGACGGGCACGGCCAGGGTGATGCCCTGACCATTGGCCGTACCATCGAGCAGCAGCGCGATGGCGCCGTCCGTGTCGCGCGTGAGCTGTACACTGGCGAGTTGCAAACGCGGTTCCCAGCGGCGCAGCGCAAAGGCAGTGGCCGCGTAGATGCGCAACTGCGTCGCGCTGTTCAGGGGCTGGTCGATCAGCTCGGGCACTTCGGAGCCATAGCGGCGGCGCCGGATGCGCGAACCGATGGGTGTCGTGAGAATGTCGGTCACGGACTGGCGCAGGTGGCCCAGGCCCGTCAGGCTGCGCCCGGTGGCGGCGTGCATGCCCATCATGGCAACGGCCCGCCCGATTGGTCGCCGCCTTGCTTGACGCCGCCGTGCGCATGCTTGGCCAGGCTGATGCTGCCGGCCAGCACGTCCTCGGTAGCTTTGATCGTTCCTTGCACGCTCATGGCCACGCCGCCAGCGGTGCCAGCCTTGGCGTTCACGCCGCCGTTCAGCGCGGTGGCTCCGTTGACGATCAGGTTTTTCATGACGGTCAGATCACCCGTGCAGATGGTGCTGGGCGCGTTCGACGTCACCTTGTCGGCGGTGATGGTGGCGGTGCCGCCGGGGAGCACTGCTGTCAGGGCATGGGCCGCGTGGTTGTACTGCACCACGGCGCCATCAGGATAGTGCGTGGTGTGGATGCTGTCGCTGGTTTCGGGGGCGTCAAATTCCTGCGAGTACAGCGCCGGCAGGATGATGCCGCGCGTCAGGTCGCCGCCAGGGGAAAGGACGATCACCTGTTCGCCCACGGTGGGCGCCGACCAGGTGCGCGTGCTACCGGCGCGTGGCGTGGCCCAGTTCAGCCATTCGGTGGTGAGTGTCGGCCCCAGCCGCACGCGCGCCTTTGCCCCTTTGACCTCGGCGATGGTACCCAGGCGGATCAGGTTCTGCAGCAAGCGGAGGAGGTCGGACAGGTCGGCGTTCATGCAGTGCATGTTGCCGAAGTCCGCGTGCGGATGCACGCGGGGGCGGGTTGATAAGCGGCTTAGCGACTATGGTAGTTCGTGGTACACAACCTATTATGGGCGATGTGGCGGGGGCACTTCCACCCCAAGGAGAGATGTTGAACTGTCGCGCAGGCGACTTTGCCACATGAAGCCCGAGATGGCTGCTACCTTTTATGTATGCGAGTAAATGCTTCTCGTATCGGCACCAGATAGTTTGGAAAGCCCGAGGCCTCTAACGTATCATTGTTATTAATTGCCAGGCTAACTTGATCGCCAACTCTTTTAATGTCCCACGCTTTATGGCTAACTTCGCCGGTTCGCTTAATTTCATGTACGTGCAACATCTCCCCAAGTATTTCAGCCTGCGCAATTGGAGTTAAGAGGCCCGGATCCTTTCGTACCCATGACTCAGATACAAATATCAGTGACTCAGCGCGCAAGTAGAGAATTCGTTCTGCCAAGTCGCGCCAGAAAATAAATTTATCTACTTGGTCAAATGGTGTGAAGGCGAGATGCTGAAGGATAGTCCCATTTTCCGCAAAAACGAAAACCATTGCTAAATGATTACCGAAGTGCAAAAATGTTCGTTCGGCCATCTCAGCATAAACTTCGAAATTTGGTCGGGTTCTATCAACATCCTTAAGCCAAATAGGTGGAGTAATCGTACGGTCAATCTCAACACGATGGGTCAGCTTCGAATACGATGCTTTGTCACTGAATTTGACGTAACTCACTCTACGTTGGTGTACTTCACCTTCTCCTATACTTTCAGCTGTCGGAATAGCTGGCGACAGTACAATTCCTAGATATTTTGCGAGGTCAACACAAGCTTGACGGTAACGACTGTACACATAAATCATGCTTTGGAGTAATTCATGATTTGGCAGAGTATTGGCTACCCATCGACGCTCGATTTTGACAGCTGCGGCTGCACTCACACCGTGTGGAAGCTCTGCCTCGGCCAGACGCATCAATTTTTTGATGCCGCCATTAAGTAGCTCGGAACGACCGATATCAATCGATGCATCGTTCTCGGCGAAATACGAGTACACCAGGGCAACAGACAGCGAGCTAAACAACTCCAGATCGCCCTCTTTTTCGATGTAGTTCCGAGATTCCTTTGCCCAAAGCATGACCTCGTCGCCGGACCAATACTTTCCAATCGCCGATGACAGCCATCTTTCGTAATCAGGAATATTCGCCTTATCTTTTGCGATTAGAAAAGTCACAGTGCGGATAATTGTGAGGAACTGGTTTACATTACGGCGGAACAAATCGGGTTCGAAATAGGTCTCTCCACAATTCGTAAGTGCATGCGCGGCATCACTGAGCCGGCGCTCCCATCTTTGCATTATATGATCCCCAAAAAAAACGATAGTTGAACTGCTATTGAGTTACAGCTTGTTGCTGGTACTATTCAGTATCATGTGACTCTAACTCATCTGATAACTAATGTCAGTGGAAGATCGCATTGAAGCATCTCAGATTTTTTCCAGGTGACGCAACAAGGATTCGCGTATCAACGTCCGATCCGGTTCACTTAAGCCCAGCAGCGGCCGTTCCCGGTACTTGTACACGGGCCCTTTTTGGGTAACGCGGTCTTGCTGGCCAAACTGATGCACATGCGCCACGCGCGCCACCCAGCCAAAGAAGCCGACTTCGATCTGGTCGCCGCTCGCCTTCACTCTCAGGTGTTTGGCGGTGCGGATCTTGGCGAACATCGCCGCCTTCTGCCGCTTGATCCGTCCATTCTTCCCCTTAAATTCCTTGCGTTGCTTGCGCGCCGGGTAGGCCGTGCCATCCGGCCCTTGCTGCGCCTTGATGCGCTGCGCCTGGCTGCGGCGCAGGTCGATGGCCACCTTGTGATTGATGGCGCGGCGCTGGGCCGGCCGCAGCTTGGCCAGCAGGGCGCCGGCCCAGGCTTCCAGCGCGTGCAGGTCGTCGCTCATGGCGTGGCCTCGGGCGTGCGCCATTCGGCCAGCAGGGTGTCGCCGGCATACAGTTTCCAGAACTCGTCCGCGTAGGCCGGCATGTGCTGTATCTCGGCCAGGTGCTTGATGTCGAGGCGGCCCGCCTCGCCGCTCTTGACGGCCACGCGCTCGGTCAGGTCCAGCTTGATGGAGATGTCCACCGTTTCATGGTTATTAAAATCCACTTCGAAGGCGATGCCGTGCTTGCGAGTTTCTTCGTTGGCCATCAGGTCGAGCTGGTGGACTTTGAGCCAGGCGATCAGGGCCACCATGATGGCGTCGGCGTCGCCCGCGTAATCGGTGACGATCAGGTTGAGCTTGAAACGGTATTCGAAGGAGAGCGAGGCGGTGGCACTCGCCACGACGTTGCCTTCGTCGGCGAAGACCAGCAGGCGGTCGGGATCGCGCTGCAGGTCGGGGATGGCGGCGGCCAGGTGCTGGCGCAGGCTATTCGGTTTGTACATGGTAGGTGTCTCGCACGGTGTTGTAGGCGTCGATGCAGGCGTTCAGCTGGCGGGTGGCGTCGTCGCCGTCGCCGGCAATGGCATCAAGAGCTGCCGCAGTCGCTGGGTCAAGTTCGGCGCGCGCTTGGTGCCGATGGTCTGCGGCAGTGGCGGTATCTGCGCTTGCGGCGCACTGGCCGCTGGTGACGGGGATTGACAGGCGCACAGCACCGCTGCGCACGTCAGCATTGAAACGGTTACGCTCAGTTTTCGCATGGGTTTGCTCCTGGGTGAGGTGGTCGGCGCGCTGCGCCAGGGCGGCGCCGGCCGCGCGCTCCAGCGTCAGCACGCGGGCGGTGGCTTGGGCCAGCGCGGTGGCGGCGGTGGTTTTGCTGGTGGCCGCTGCGCGCTGCAGTTCGGCGATGCTGGCATCCTTGCGCCAGCCCTGCGCCGTCCAGCCCGCGATGGCGCCGCACACGAGAACAGCGGCAAGCGGGCGCCAGGTGGTCGTGGTCACATGGCCACCCGTTCCTTGATCCAGCCGAACAGAAAACGGCGCTGGGTCTTGTTGGCTTCGGTGATTTCCAGGTAGCGCGCCGCCTGCAGGCCGTTCAGGGCGCGCAGCAGCACGGCGGCGCCGTCCTGGCCGCGCCATGTCAGGAAGGATGCAAGAGCGCCCAGCGACTGCGTGCCCAGGCGGCCGTCGACGAACAGGGCGGGATAGCGGGCGCCCGTGTCGTTGAAACCGTTCAGCCAGCGCTGCAGGAACTCGGCGGCGCGATGCGGCCCCATGTTCACGCCCGTGTCGATCAGCTCGGCGCCGATGCCGGCATGCAGGGCCAGCACCTGGTCGAACTTCGGTTCCGTGATGTAGCGCGCCGTGTAGATGGCCCGTGCTACGGCTACGGGCAGATCGCGCATCGGGCCTTGATAGCCGTTGGCGCGCGCCACGGCCACGGTGATGCCGAAGTTGGTTTCGCCGCCTTTGTCGGCCGGGTCGTTCACGTAGCCGCCTTCGGCGCGCAGGATGGCGTCGATGACGCGCGCGATCAGTGGATTGTCGGTGGTGGCCATCAGTGTTCCTTCGCGTCTTTGACCAGCTCGGCGATGTCCTTGTCGCTGCGGCGCTGGAACCACAGGGCCACGGCGCGCGAAACCCACCAGCCGGGCGCGCCCACGATCAGGTCGATGGCGGAGGCGTTGACCATGGCGCCGATGGCAGGGAGCTGGGCGCACAGCAGCTGGTACACGGTGCCGCCCAGCAGGCACGAGAACACGCCCGCGCAGGCCAGGCGGGCGACGAATTCGCCCTTGTTGAAGGT